TTACTTGTCAAAAATGGCTATTGCATCGTGTTTTTTCTGAGTATATAAATGGCTGTAAGTGCCCATCGTTTCAGTGATTTGAGCATGTCTCATGAGTGACTGTAAAACGAAAATATCTACACCATTATTTGCAAGATAAGATGCATAAGAATGTCTTAACGCGTGAATGTTATAATGGGGGAAAGCTTTTTGGAATTTCTTTTGAACATGACTGTAATGTTTGGGAGCCATTCCTCCGAAAATAAAATAACTACGTTCATCAAAATATTTATTTAACTCTTTTTCACGTTGGTGTCGTTCAGTTAACATTGTATTGATGAATTTAGGTAAAGGAACAATATCCTCTGAACTATCTGTTTTTGGTCTCGGAAATATAGTTCTATTAGAGATGTCCATTGTTTTATTTATGGATATCTCTTTTTTGTATTTATTGTAGTCTGTCCAAACAAGAGCCATAGCTTCGCCAATCCTTAAACCTGTATAAAACATTAATGTAAATAACTCTCTGTAATCTTGCTCTTCAATGTCTTTGATTCTTTCTTCAAATTCTTCACGCATCATAAACTTAGGTTTTGGCTTTACACGCGGAATAGGTTTAATTGATATTGTTGGATCTGTACGTAATCCAAAGTATTTTTTGGCATAATTAATTACAACTTTAAAACCTGACCAAATTGTACGAGCAGAATTTGTTGACGCTACATTCTCTATTAGATATTTACGAAACTCTTGGCATTGATTTTGCGTTATCTTATTCATTTTTATGTGCCCGAACTTAGCTTTAAAGTGTTTATGATATTCATTTTGTTTGCGTCGTTTTGTTTTAGGTCTCAAATCGCTATTTTCTAAATAGTGATGAAAAACATAATCAAATGTTTTTGAATCGCTATATCCTTCGTTTACGTCATTCAAAAAGATAGCCTCTGCTCTCTTAGCTTCACGCTTAGTTGAAAAACCGCGTTGCATCTTACGTTTGTTATTACCGTATACATCTTTATATCTAATGGAAAAATACCATTTACCTGTATTATCATCCTTATATACTGGCATTTTGCTTCTCCCTCCTCAAAATTGGCAAAAAAATAATAAGGGTAGGCGGGCTACCCGAAATTTAGTACTAGGTACTAAATGTGATATAATAAAATAAAAAGTAGGTGATGAAATGTGCGTAAAGTTTACTGACGCAGAAATAGCTTATATAAAAGAATCAGTTGAAAATTATAGTAGTGAATTTGATATTTATGACGATGAACAAGAACTTAAATTAAAAATTTATGAACAAATTATGTTAAAAATAGAGTCCGAATACAAGGATATCTATTTATTCCGTCTTATTAATTGATTTACTGTATTCGGTTAATATTCTTTCGTTTTCATCAACGATGTCCTTTAGTGTGTTTAAAAGGAAGTCGCAATCACCTTTGGCTACTGCACCGGCTTGTGAATGGTTGATTATATTTCTCATACTATAAGCAATTTCTACCCGTTTTTTGGTTCTATAATTCACTTTACCCTCTTTAGTTAATTCTCCTAATAATTTGGTGTACATAGTTGAATCGGTGTCTTTATGTTTGATTTTATTCACTTTTTTTAATTTGATTAAAAACGTCTCTATAGCAACAGCAAAGGTTGCTGCAGCTGGCAAATACAACTCCCTTTTATAAGCTTGTAATCCTTGTTCTATTTGATAAGAAAAAGTTATATCATCAACAATCTTTTTCATGCTATTTAAATCTAAGTGGTTGAACGGTTGTATTTCATCATGTGCTTTGTTTATCAATTTCTCTTTCGACTTCGATATCAATGTATTGTAATGATCGTTAGCTAATCGTTTGCCATAATTAAAAAATAAATCTAAATTGTTTTGTATTATTACAGTCCCGATATATTTTCCGTAGTAAATAGACGTGTAATAAATGTAGTTATTAAAATCTAATAATCCGGATTGTTCTTCTACATACTTTTTAGAATCATATATGTATGAAGTAAAGTGTTTAGACAAATGTTTGATATCAGTATTACGAAAATTATATATTTCTTTTAATTTACTGTCATTTGAGATAACAACGATGCAAGGTTCTTCAAAAAAAGATTGATTTAGATAAAATATCGAAATCTTGTAATCGTCTTTTCTCATGAATGGGAAGGCTTCCGGATTACTACTAAACTGATAAATGTATCTGTTTTCAACTACATATTTGTAACCTTCTAAAAAATTACGCAAGTATTCTTTTAAAGTTTTATTCTCTTCCATCCCTCATCCTCCTCACGCCACACAAGCGCTATTAATCAATATCCAATAATTGTTGTTTTTTCTTATCGAACTCTTCCTGAGAAATTACTCCGACATCTAATAATTCTTTATATTTTATTAATTCATCAGCAACAGAAAAACTCATTTTTTCAGAATTGGATGGTTTCATAGAACTTTCTCGAATAGAGATTTGTTCTTGTATTGTTTCCGCCATTCTAGATACAGTGTTTTTTGATATGCTTCCTATAGCGATACTTGATGAACCGTGATGTATAATTATTTCGCCAAAAAGAAGTCCTTTTTTATACGAAACAGAATTGATTTTCTCGAATGGAAATTCATGAAATTTCAAACCATATATCATACCTTTATCTAAGAATAACAATCTTAGATCAGTACATACTATTAAGTAGGTATTATTATTGTACAATCCCGAAGTTACATACATTATGTTTTCATTATCTTTTAAAATCATAGGTAGTTCTTTCACTTCTTTTTTTGTACCAAACAAATCCTCTACACCTATTTCGCTAAATCTTTGGTAGATTTTAGATAAGTTTTCGTCAGATTTATTGATTTCACTTTCAAATTTCACTTCTTTTCTAGGTTTACTTTGGTATTCTTTTAAAATTTCTCTTTTGTCTTCAACAGATAGTTGCTTGTATTGTTTCTTTTCTTCTTTTGTTTTAGTTGCTAAATATTGACTCTCAATCATACTTTCTTTGAACGTTAATCTGCTCTTAGGTAATTCTTTCATGTTCATTTCTCCTTTATTTTTTGATTGTTAAATCGTTAGATCATAAGCATATTTAAATTCATTTATAAAATCAGATTTGCTTTCCATTTTCTCTTCTAAAAAACTTAAGTAGTTTTCTGCGTGGTAATTTTCGTTATTTGACATATAGTCGTTTAACCCATTGTGTATATGTCTTCTGATTACTTTTACCGCTATATGGATCGCTTGAAAACTCATTTGATACTTGTACGAAATTTGCTCAATATTAAAGTTGTTTATATATTTGTATCTTATATGTAAAGGAAACAATAAACATGAAGCAAATGAGTTTGCTTCATATTCTTCAGCAATCCTTCTATAATAATCTTTATATGTGAATGTTTTATTTAAATTAACTCCAGTATGTCCCATTATAAAATGACCATATTCATGAGCTAAAGTAAATCTTAGACGATTCATAGGCAGTAAATCGTTATAAACTATAATCGCTTTGTCTCCTTTTCTAATATGAAACGCTTCTTCTGAACCGAAAATAGAAGGTATTTTAAAATATAAAGTGCCAGTATTCTGAGAAAATTCAGAGAAAGTCACTAATTTAATACGTTTATCTTTTGAGATAATTTCAAATATATCTAAAGGAAAAGATAAGTTATATAGACCATTTGTGATCTCGTAAACTGCTTTCGCAGATTTAAAAAAAGATTTTTCATAATTTAATTTCAATTAAAAAGCCCCTTTGTTACTTAGTTAAATCATCCCAATCATCAAACATTGCTTCTAATATAGTCAAAGCTTTTTGCCTTTGTGCCTCCGTCATATTTTCTGTAGCTCGATGCATAATAAGAATATCTTCACTTTTATCTTCTCCGGAGTACTCATCTTTTTCTCTACCTAATAAGTAATCAACTGATACATCGAAGTGATCGGCAATTTTTTGCACCTTATCAATGCCTGGTTTGGTTTTCTCCCATCTTCTGATTTGTCCGTTTGAAAACCCTAAAGTTCTCTCTAATTCAGCAAAAGTCATACCTTTTGAATTGCACAAATTACGGATTCTTTGTACTAGATTCATAAATTTCTCCTATCACAGATTAACTTTTTCGCTATTTTTGTTGACAATTAGCATAAAAGTTAATATACTGTATTTAAGCTTTAAATTTAGCTTACTAAACACATAACAATTATTCGTTGGGGAACGAGTATTCAATACCTTTATGACAGGCATTACGAATTGTTATAGGTTTATTAAACTATGCTTAAATATTAGCATAAAAGTTATTGGTGTTCAACAGATAATTTATTTGCTTAGAAAAAATGTTATAGGAGGTGCTAATATGTCGACAACAGATTTCGGCTTGAAAGTGAGAACGGAATTATTAAAACGCAACATGACAAACAAGCAACTTGCGGAAATGCTAGAAATTTCAAGTGCTTACTTATCGGATATTTTACGTGGACGTAGAGATGCTTTTGAACAAAAGAAACGTATTGCGAAAATTTTAGAAATTAAAGAAGAGGTGAAGAGTTAATGAATGAAATTAAAACTTTCAGTAACGACATGTTTTCAATCTTAATCAAACAAGATAATGAAAATAATTTATTCGATTTAGAAACTGTCGCAAAAAGTTTGGGGTTCACTCAGTTTAAAAACGGCAAACAATATATTCGTTGGGAAACTATCAATAAATATTTAGGTAAATATCTTTCCCAAGAAGTTGGGAAAGGCGATTTCATACCAGAACCAATGGTATATAAGTTGGCTTTCAAAGCAGGTAATGCTGTAGCAGAAAAATTTCAAGATTGGTTGGCGATGGAAGTCCTACCAGCTATTCGCAAACACGGTATCTACGCAACAGACAATGTAATTGAACAAACATTAAAAGATCCAGACTACATCATTACAGTGTTGACTGAGTATAAGAAAGAAAAAGAGCAAAACTTACTTTTACAACAAGAAATCGGAGAACTAAAACCCAAAGCAGACTATGTAGATGAAATCTTAAAGTCAACTGGCACATTAGCCACAACTCAAATCGCGGCAGACTACGGTATATCAGCACAAAAGTTAAACAAACTACTACACGAAGCTAGACTACAACGAAAAGTAAATAAACAGTGGGTGCTTTACTCAGAACACATGGGCAAGAGTTACACAGATTCAGACACTATAACAATTGTGCGTTCTGATGGCAGAGAAGACACAGTTTTACAAACTAGATGGACACAAAAAGGCAGATTGAAAATACATGAAATCATGACTGAATTCGGTTATGAAGCTAATTTAGGGGGAGCGTAAATGACACCAGAACAAAAAGAAAAGCTAAACAATATAGTATTAACACTTTATGCAGTTAAAGAAAACAAAAGTCAAACATACACACACAAAGATACTCTTACTGTGACATATGCAGGCGAGATTGAGCACACTTACGAAGTCGACAGAGAGAAACACCTTGAATCAATGATTGAGTGGGCAATTGACCAAATCGAACAGCACTTTGATTTAGACGAAGAAGAATAACACACAATTGAACAAACAACTTAATAGGAGGAATTATCAATGAACACACTATATAAAACAACCCTCCTCATCACAATGGCAGTTGTGACGTGGAAGGTTTGGAAGATTGAACGAAATACGAGAAAGCCTGTAATCAATCGGAATGATTTTAGTAAAGAGTCTACAGCAGAAACGATTGAGCGACACAGTGATCCTGATTCAGGAATAAAACTACTTAAGGCATTTTCCGACTTCACTAAACAAGCTGAAAAGCAAAAACCTACACTAGGAGAAGTTTATAGACGGAACAAACCTGAATTACCAACCGTTACTTTAGACGAAAACGGACTGTTTATAAATGATTTTAGGGTGCCTTATGTACTTGAGGAAGGGGTTAACGTAAAGAAATCTATGAACAACCTATATAAGGTCAGTTTGGACTTTTTCGCTAAAAGTATTATTGCAGATAATTACGAAGCAGATAACCCAGAGAATCAACAGTTATTTTAAAGGAGGAAAAGATATGATGAAAAATAGTTTGCAAGCTAAAGAACTTGCGGTAATTTTATCTGTTTCTAAATCCAAAGCAGGACAAATAATAAGAGAACTGAATAAAGAGCTTGAAGATGAAGGATACATTGCGATACGAGGCAGAATACCAGTCCAATTAGCTAGGAAAAAATTCCCTTATCACGACTTATCAGACCAGAGAATAATGGAGGAGTTGAAAAAAGAAAATGAGTAACATTTATAAAAGCTACCTATTAGCAGTACTGTGCTTCACAGTCTTAGCGATTGTACTCATGCCGTTTCTATACTTCACCACAGCGTGGTCAATTGCAGGATTCGCAAGCATAGCGACATTCATATTTTATAAGGAATACTTTTATGAAGAATAAAAAAAACTGCTACTTGCGCCAACAAGTAACAGTATCAAGTACTTAAGAAAAATTTCAAGTTAAATATAAAACGAAACAAGGAGGAAGTCAACTATGACTAAAAATTATAAAGACATGACTCAGGACGAAATAAAAGACTTATTATCTGAAAAAAGCGGAGAATTGTATGAATTAGCGAAAGAAATTAAGGGAGAAAGTAAATTTGATATTTTGCTTTTCTCATCAATAGGAGTTATCGACGGAGATTATTTAGCAGGTTCAAATTCTGTGATTGGTCATACTTTCGATCTTGCTTCCTTATTGGATAGCACTAAGAGTTATAAAGACATTGTCAATGTTCTCCAAATGTGTAAATCACAAAAATTTCTCGGTATTGATGACGACAAGGAGGACTAAAACAATGTATTACGAAATAGGCGAAATCATACGCAAAAATATTCATGTTAACGGATTCGATTTTAAGCTATTCATTTTAAAAGGTCATATGGGCATATCAATACAAGTTAAAGATATGAACAACGTACCAATTAAACATGCTTATGTCGTAGATGAGAATGACTTAGATATGGCATCAGACTTATTCAACCAAGCAATAGATGAATGGATTGAAGAGAACACAGACGAACAGGACAGACTAATTAACTTAGTCATGAGATGGTAGGAGGTCGCTATGAAGCAGACTGTAACTTATATCATTCGTCATAGGGATATGCCAATTTATATAACTAACAAACCAACCGATAACAATTCAGATATTAGTTACTCCACAAATAGAAATAGAGCTAGGGAGTTTAACGGTATGGAAGAAGCGAGTATCAATATGGATTATCACAAAGCAATCAAGAAAACAGTGACAGAAACAATTGAGTACGAGGAGGTAGAACATGACTGAACAAACTAATCAAGATGTCGATATTTTAACGCAACTAGATGTAAAAGACATCAGCAAACAAAATGCAAACAAGTTTTATAAATTTGCGATATACGGCAAGTTCGGTACTGGTAAAACTACGTTTTTAACAAAAGATAACAATGCCTTAGTACTAGATATAAATGAGGACGGAACAACGGTAACAGAAGATGGGGCAGTTGTGCAGATTAAGAATTATAAGCATTTTAGTGCAGTGGTTAAAATGTTGCCTAAAATTATTGAACAACTAAGAGAAAACGGAAAACAAATTGATGTTGTAGTGATTGAAACAATCCAAAAGCTACGTGATATCACTATGGACGACATCATGGACGGAAAATTAAAGAAACCAACATTTAATGAATGGGGCGAGTGTGCTTCACGCATTGTAAGTATTTATCGTTATATTTCTAAATTACAAGAACATTATCAATTCCATCTTGCTATAAGTGGACACGAGGGAATTAACAAAGACAAAGATGATGAGGGTAGCACTATCAATCCAACAATCACGATAGAGGCACAAGATCAAATAAAAAAAGCGGTCATCAGTCAATCTGATGTGTTAGCAAGAATGACAATAGAAGAACATGAGCAAGACGGCGAAAAAGCTTATCAATATGTTCTTAACGCTGAACCATCAAACTTATTCGAGACAAAGATAAGACACTCAAGCAACATTAAAATTAACAACAAACGTTTCATTAATCCAAGTATTAACGACGTAGTACAAGCAATCAGAAATGGAAACTAATAAAAAAACTAAAAAGGACGGTATTTAATTATGAAAATCACAGGACAAGCGCAATTTACTAAAGAAACAAATCAAGAAAAGTTTTATAACGGCTCAGCAGGGTTTCAAGCTGGAGAATTCACAGTGAAAGTTAAAAATATTGAATTCAATGATAGAGAAAATAGATATTTCACAATCGTATTTGAAAATGATGAAGGCAAACAATATAAACATAATCAATTTGTACCGCCGTATAAATATGATTTCCAAGAAAAACAATTGATTGAATTAGTTACTCGATTAGGTATTAAGTTAAATCTTCCTAGCTTAGATTTTGATACCAATGATCTTATTGGTAAGTTTTGTCACTTGGTATTGAAATGGAAATTCAATGAAGATGAAGGTAAGTATTTTACGGATTTTTCATTTATTAAACCTTACAAAAAGGGCGATGATGTTGTTAACAAACCTATTCCGAAGACAGATAAGCAAAAAGCTGAAGAAAATAACGGGGCACAACAACAAACATCAATGTCTCAACAAAGCAATCCATTTGAAAGCAGTGGCCAATTTGGATATGACGACCAAGATTTAGCGTTTTAAGGTGTGGTTTAAATGCAATACATTACAAGATACCAGAAAGACAATGACGGCACTTATTCCGTCGTTGCTACTGGTGTTGAACTTGAACAAAGTCACATTGACTTACTAGAAAACGGATATCCACTAAAAGCAGAAGTAGAGGTTCCGGATAATAAAAAACTATCTATAGAACAACGCAAAAAAAATATTCGCAATGTGTAGAGATATAGAACTTCACTGGGGAGAACCGGTGGAATCAATTAGAAAATTATTACAAACAGAATTGGAAATTATGAAAGGTTATGAAGAAATCAGTCTGCGCGACTGTTCTATGAAAGTTGCAAGGGAGTTAATAGAACTGATTATAGCGTTTATATTTCATCATCAAATACCTATGAGCATAGAAACAAGCAAGTTGTTAAGTGAAGATAAAGCACTATTGTATTGGGCTACAATCAACCGCAACTGTGTAATTTGTGGAAAGCCTCACGCTGAATTAGCGCATTATGAAGCAGTCGGTAGAGGCATGAACAGAAACAAGATGAATCACTATGACAAACATGTATTAGCGTTATGTCGTGAACATCACAACCAGCAACATGCGATGGGCGTTAAGTCGTTTGATGATAAATATCACTTGCATGACTCGTGGCTAAAAGTTGATGGAAGATTAAACAAAATGTTGAAAGGAGAGAAAAATGAATGAATAGACTAAGAGTAATAAAAATAGCACTCCTAATCGTCATCTTGGCGGAAGAGATTAGGAATGTTAGAAATTATAAAAAAGCTGTAGGAAAACCATTTTCTAGATATTAAAAACAACATTTGGCAAATGCTTTGCCAAAAGAGGTAATTTCAATGTACCCCTTGTCATACTCAATACAGGCAGGTTTTACAATTGTATAAACTTCATTGATAGATAAATTATAGTAACAAGATATATTTTCTATACCAAAATGATTAATCATATTAAAAACATCACGAACTTTTTTGTAAGTTTCTTTTTCATATTTTTGAATATAATTATTGATTATTTTGGGATCATCAAAACTTTCATAAAGATTTTCATTAGTATAAGAATTTAGACCTATGTCAATTTTTAATAAACCAATTCTTTCTAAATTATTTAATGAAATTTCTGTTGAATTTAAATCGATTGGTGAATTAGAAATAATACTATCTGACAAAAAGTCGCCTGCCTTACTATTGTCTCGTATATATTTGTATCTTACAGCCGGAATAACTTTTTGATTGCATAGAAATTTAAACAATATTGCATCTTTAGGTGACATTTGTTTAATAAGCTCAACAAAAGAGTGATGTACGTCATTTGTTTTGCGATTGTCCATTGCAGATGCAATTAAATTAGAGAAAAGATCTCTTATTACTCTTTCGCTAATATAAAATTTAGAACTTTCAATAGCGGGTCCAATTATTGAAAGTTCAGGTTCTTGTAGATTATTATCAGGTATCTTTTTTACCTTAGATTCAATATTAGCTTTAAAGTCAGTCAAGTCTAATTCTCGTTTATATTGTATTTTAGCAACCCAGTTATGATATCCACCAAAAATTAAATCCCAAGTAGAATTTAATGTTTTGATAGGTCCATCTGCAGCACCTTGAATAATTTTATCAATACCTTTACCTAAAATAGGATCCATAATTATTCACCCCCAATCTAACGCAGTAGCGATAACAAAATTATACCAGAAAGGAGAATCAACATGACTGACCAACCAAGTTACTACTCAATAATTACAGCAAATGTCAGATACGATAACCGACTTACTGACAGCGAAAAGTTACTTTTTGCAGAAATAACGTCTTTAAGTAACAAGTACGGATACTGCACAGCAAGTAATGGTTACTTTGCGAAACTATATGAAGTTACAAAAGTTACCGTATCACGCCGTATAGCTAACTTAAAAGAATGTGGATATTTATATGTTGAAATCATTAGAAACGGTAATGAAATTAAACAAAGAAAGTTATACCCCTTAACAGAAATGATAAGACCTATTAACACAAATGATAATACCCCTATTAACAATTCTGTTAATACCCCTATTATCACAAATGTTAAAGAGAATAATACAAGTATTAATAATACAAGTAATAACAATATAAATAGAATAGATATATTGTCGGGCAACCCGACACGTATCCCATATAAAGAGATTATTGATTATCTTAACGAAAAGACTGGGAAGAAATTTAGCCATAAATCTAAAGCTAATCAAAAACTAATACAAGCTAGATTTAACGAAGATAATTCAAAAGAAGATTTCTTTACAGTAATTGATAACATGACTGCTCAATGGAAAGGTAATCCGAAAATGGATGAGTATTTGCGACCTAAAACGTTATTTAGTGGAAACTTTGATAATTATAAAAATCAAACAGCGAAAATTTATAACGAATCTAATCAATATATAGATGCATTCCAACGTGCATCACAATCCAGTATAGAAAATTTACCGTTTTAAAGGAGTGAGAAAGTGGAGTCATTCCAGAACTTAGCAAAGAAACCAACTTTAAAGAAACAAATCATTGAACAAGCGTTTGATTTGAAATGTGAGAACTGTGGACGTAAGTACGACTATTACAAATTTGATGACGGTTCAGAATTCAAACATGGTTGTGATTGCGAAATGATAGAGTACGCCAAACAATCAACTGAAAACTATCACAAGAGAAATAGACGTAGAAAAGCAGAACGCATATTCAAACAATCGATAATGAACGAAGATCTAACGAAAGCAACATTTGATAATTACAATCCAACTAATAGCCAACTAGAGTATGCAAAAAACTTATGTGAACGTTATGCAAATAATTTCACGTTAGACAATAAACAATCGCTACTAATACAAGGCTCATTTGGTACAGGTAAATCACACTTATCAATGAGCATTGTTAAATCGGTCAAAGCTAAAGGCTACACAGTGCTATATATGAACGTGCCTCAATTGATATCAACAATTAAAAACACTTATAACAACCAAACTGCTATGACCGAACAGGAATTGGCTCAAATTATAAGTGATGTCGATTTGATGGTATTCGATGATTACGGTATCAACATGAACGAATTCGCTACTAGTAAGATGTTCGAGCTTATCGAAAGTAGAATAGGTAAACACAATATCTTTACTACTAACTTAGATGAAAAAGAAATGACAAAAAACAAAGATTTACAACGTATATTCAGCAGAATCATGAGCAATACAACACTAATCAAGATGGACGGACAAGATTACAGGACTAGAGGGTTAAAAATATGATTACCAAAGAATTTTTAAAAACTAAACTTGAGTGTTCAGATATGTACGCTCAGAAACTCATAGACGAGGCACAGGGCGATGAAAATAAGTTATATGACCTATTTATCCAAAAGCTT